TCATTGATATTTGAATGAGTCGGGGCAACACTTGTTATCTGCCTTGCGAGCAGTTTCTTTGGGAACCCGTATGGTTTTCTTCCTCCGATTAACTCAGCCATTAAAACCTCACCAAAAGAATTCCGTTTGTCCCGCTTCCACCGACATTCGCTTTTGATCCGCCACCGCCACCAGCACCATAGCCGGTTCCGCTATGTGGATTGGTAATCCTCGCGGGATACCCCGACACTTCGGAAACTAAGCCCTTCATCCCAGCATAGCTGAACGCCCCTCCGTTTCCTCCCGAAGAGGCAAAAGCTTCCGGATAATAAGAATGTCCGCCATCACCGCCGAGAGCGCGTTTTAGCGAGGTGGTGAGTAGTAGAGCCACATCTCCCCTTGTCCCGTCTGCGCCATCCGATCCGGAGACGCCCATCAACGAACCCTTGTGAACGAATCCTGCTTGCCCTCCATCCCCACCAACACCAAGGCTTCCGTCTGTTGCGCTATTATTCGTTTTCCCTTTTGCCCCACCGGGGGCAACAAGGTAATCACCAAATGACGTTTCGCCTCCATCGGCCCCGTCCGTTGCAATCGCCCCGCCGTTTCCGCCTTGCCCAATGGAGATCGCGATTGTTTCGCCAGGGACAACCCGAACGAGGCCCCACACCAGCGCACCACCGCCCCCGCCACCAGCCCCATAGTGGAGGTCAATCGTTTCATAATATTGACCGAAAAGGCCGGATGTTTTTAGCGCTCCGTAAGACATTGACTGGGAATTTCCTCCACCACCTCCAGCCCCTGCCCCTATCGCAATCACAAAGGCCGAGCTGCAACGATTAGGGACGATTAGTGATCCGCTTGAAGTGAAAATCTGTTGGGTATTTTGAATTAACCCATTGTAAAAGCTTACATCGTCCAGGTAAATCGTTCCAGCGAATCCATCGGAGGTCGGCAACCCAAGGTCAAAGATCACCTTAATAAATCTGGTATCGGTCGGAGACTTGGCTTGCCCTCCGACCGTTTGCCAAACAATCGGGTTGTTGTTGCTCGAATAAATCACCTTGAATGAAAGAACCGATTTGTTAATGTCGTAAAAGTAAATGGTCGAGCGCACCCGCAAGGAAGATACCGAGCATTTCAGTTTCCAGTGTAGCGAATAAATCTGATTTTCCGACGCGGGGATCATAGATTCCGTTTCGATTCGCGCCCCACCCTTGCCAGATCCACCAGGAGTCGTTGCATAAAATGAACGTCCACCGTGAGCGGTTTCTGTCGCAGAGATCCCGGCCACCCCACCATCGTAAAGCCTTACCCGCCAACCGTCCGGAATTCCGTCAGAGTCGGAATCATCATTAAACGATCCGTTCAGAATTCGAGAATATGAATCTCCAAGCGCCATCGCCCGACGATAAAGGTCGTCGCAGTTGTCCATAAACTGCCAGAGTTCCGTGATCGGATTCCCTGGAGCGCTGATCGGAACCGGAGAATAACTCATTTAGTACCTCAATACCATTATGCCCGGAGCGCCATCTCCCCCGGCCTTACTGGCCCCGCCACCGGCCCCGCCAGATCCATACCCCGTTCCATCTGGACCAGCAGATCCGGCAGAGTAAACCCCACCATCGGACGGAATCGGGGCCGCGTTGGCCTTTCCACCATCCCCGGTATCTCCATCGGTTCCCGATGCGGCGAAGTCGGTCGAGGTCATCGTTCCAACTCCCCCAACTCCGTCATTTCCGTTGGTCAACCCTGCCGCGCCACCAAGGGCCTCTGCAATCGTAGCGCCATCGAGGGTCAATTTCGTGCTTGTCAACCCCGCAGCCCCATTATTCCCAGATGCCCCTCCAACGCCCCCAGCCGGAATAGTAATAACGTAAGATCGATTGGGGATGACAGCAACGCACGTTTTTAGATATGCCCCGCCCCCGCCACCACCACCTCGGTTCAAAAAGTCGCCACCTCCACCGCCCCCACCAGGGCCAACCGCGTCTTCAATAAAAAGACGAGTTGTGTTGCTTGGGCAGACCCACGTGTGCGTACCTGGGGTGATATAGACCTCTTGGATTCCGTGAAAAGACATCTCGACAAATTTAATGTCGTCGAAATTTGCTTCCCCCGCAATCGATCCCAAAGCCCCACCGGTGATTTTTATCTTCGCGAAAACCGCATCGGCGGGAGACGTTACGGTTCCGGTCTGAACCGCCCAGGTTGCGGGGTTCGTCGCGGTATCGGCCCACACCTCATCAGAAGCGGTCGGGGAGCAAGGATCACCATTCAGATCGTACCAAAGCACTTCGACCTTGTTGTCCATGGCCACATCGGTTGAAAACGTTGCAAATGCGATTGTGTATGTTGTCGATGGACTTACGAGGATATTTGTCGTGCTGGTTAGTGTTGCCCCACCCTGTCCAGATCCACCGGGCGCGGTCATTTTGTAGGCGTGGCCACCATGGAAGCTGGCGTCGATAATCTCTCCGTGGCCCCCGCTGAGAGCGGCATAGGTCCAGCCGTCCGGGCGAACGCCATCGGCAAGGGTATTGTTTTCAAAGGAGCCGTTAACGATTCCGACAACGTTCAAGGAATTCACTTTCGCGTGAATCCAAGCTTCGTTATAGATCAAAGAATTCAGAACCGAAATGTCGGTCGGGTCGTAAACTGTCGGCCTGTTTTGAAAAACATATCCCATTATGCGCACCACCTTGAAATCCCGAAGGACTTCGGATCATTGCCGCTGGCCATTCCGCTCGACATCCAATATGCGATGTTTTGTCGCTCATAGGCCTTAATCACATCGGAGGCTGTTGGTTCCCAAACGGGAGATCCCGTTCCATATCCGACTTCATCGGCCAGAGATTCGGGAAGAACTTCACTATCCGTTACGAGAAACCCACACCGCTCAAAGCCGTGTCGGTTTGTCATTATCAGATTGACGACCATATTATTATAGTCGTAAGTGGCCGACTGAACCTCAAGAACCTCATTCAACCCACGGTCCACCTTCTTCACAACCTTTTGCTGACCGGGAAAATACTTGAATCCAAAATAAGGGACCGTGAACGGAAACTTTTGAAGTGGACGGCTTTGCATAACCGCCAGTTTTTCAAGAAGAATCTCAGCCTCTTGCGTTGTGGAAACATCAAGACTGTATTCTTGTACGATCTCAGCGGCCTTGTTGGCGAGGTATTGTTTCGTTTCGTCAACATAATCCACCGTTTGGTTCCAATCCTCGGACAATCGGAAGGCATAGTTCCCTCGTAGGCGCGAGGGCTGAACGGTTTGAACCTCGGATGATTCCGAATAGTTGGAGATACTCGAAGATTCAATCACATCGCAATCGGCCCCGCGCATAGGCTTGAAGACCTTGAATTCAAACTTCCCGTCATTGTTGATAAAGAAGTAAGCTCCGCAAACCGCATTGATCCGGTTTATGATGGACATTCCGCTTGTCAAATCCGTAATGTAAATGGATGGAACGAACGAACAGACCTTATCGTCGGGGTCTTCGGCGGTATACCCAATCTCCAAACGGGCTTCGGAAGCGGTAAAGACCGTTGCGTTTAGATCAGACGCCGTATATTTGTAGTATGTCGTCAGCAGATCCTCGACCATATCGGCGGCATTATTCATCAAACGACCGTTGGCCTTTGTCTTCCCATAGAAGTCAACGGAAACGGCTTCCCCGTTCCAGGCCTTATAGGCGATTCGATATTCCTTCCCAGTTACAGCGGGAAGGGCCGTTCCCTCCAGCTTCGACACTTTCATGTTTATGAATTGCTCGTTGGCCGAGTACAAAGCCGATCCAAGTTGAGACGGAATCGTTGACGTTTGAGATTCGATGACTAAAAGCTCGACATAATCTGGATCGGATGTCGGCTGGCTTGCATAGTCGGTATAGTTGTACAGCAACACCTTATATTCCCCAATCGAGAACGGGTCGGGGAACTTCCCCACCGGATCGGTAAGGGTAATATAAAGGGTATTGCCATCGTTCTCGTCGGCACGCATCGAGGTTGCCGAATCGAATTTGCCTTCAGCGTTCAGCGTAAAGGTTCCATTTACTAGATCGATCACCGAAGCTTGGACCTCTTCGTAAGAGTCGTCCGTTTCAATTCGTATCGAATCGACCGATGTGATGGCGTGACCCGCCAAAAGGAATTGGCCAAGCTTTGTATTAATGCAGGGGGGTTGCGCCCCGAAGATACGCCCATAGGCGATGGGGGCCGGTTTGTTTTCGTCGCCGTCATTGATGTCTGGGTAAAGCGCCTTCGTCAAATAGGTTACGGGGATGTTATCGTCAAGCCGATGTTTCATTTCGACCAATTGCAGAGTTGCCGAAGAATCGTTACTCGCAAAGTCGGAAATCAAAAACTTCCCCGCCCCCTCGTAGTCCCCATCCACCATAACGGTTTTGCGGGTATCGGCCCCGATCTTAAAGGTCACGGTTCCGGCGTCCCATTGCCATCCATCTTTGTTGTTTTTGTAATGGAAGAAGCCGTCCCCGTTCGCAAGAGAAAAGGCCCCGCCTCCCATTTGTGACTTACCTTGAAAGTCTTGCTCAATCCTCATGTTGAAATTCGGGATCGAAGTAAACCGATGCTGATAATACCGTCCCCCAAACTCCTTCGAGATGTTTGAAAAGCGGAGGGTTATGTCGGCCTGTGCAACGTGAGTTGGCCCCCAGGGGGAGGTTGTCGATTGAACATAAAGCTTCGTCCCATCGTGATACCAGGAGTTATTGACCAAGGTGGCCACGGAAACGGCTTGTGTAAACGTCACCCCATCTAGGCGAAACGCCGTTACCTCATTCGGCTCAAGTGTCGTCCAGATATTGGTGCTGGGAGTCGTCCACCAGCCTTCGCCCTCGACTGCCGAGGTGGCCTGATAAGTACGACCAACCTTGATGTCGGCAAGAAAATAAAGGGTGATGTCCTTTTCTTGGAGGACGGAAGAAAGGCTCATATCGCCTCCCGCAATCCCATCCCAGCACCCCAATAATAAACCCCGCTGGATGTGCCCTGCATAACCTGTTCATAGCTCTTGCCAGAGATGTAAGCGTAAAGGACCTCGTCCAGCGGAGACGCCGTCGAAATTTGGAAGAACAACGGGGTATGCGCCCCGAGATCGGTCATAATCGCAAGAAGCGTTGTCGCCCCGGACGAAGCCAAAAGGTTCGACCAGGGGATAGTCCAGTTCCGAATTATGTTTTTTGCGGCGGCAAAGACCTTTCCGTCATCGGTCGTTGTGATGGTCGCGTTGTCCGTTACCCCAACCGATAACCCCTTCCGATCAGGGGAACGTGCGAGTAAAGAGGGTCCCAAGTAGACCCGGCCCACAGATCGGATGTCGGTGGCATTGGCTTTGGTGAACGTGATCCGCCAATAGCGATAAGATCCACCGGTGAAGTTTTTAAGAATCGTGTCAGCGGCGTAGGTGAGAGTTTCCGAAACGGCGGGGGCCGTCCAGACGTTTGTGTCGTTCCCTTCGACCTTGATGTTTGTCTCTCCCCCGGTCAAATTGTGATTAAAAAGAATACAAGAGGTGACGGGGATGGCCGTCAAACAATCAAACACGACTGACCACGAGGTCGTTGTCCCAAGATCCTTATAGAGCTTGTCCTTGTCAACGTCCTGTAGGTTTTCGACAGGAAAATAGATATTCTGTGTTCCCTCGGTCAAGGTTGCAATGTCGGCGTAGTTTTTATAAAAGAGTCTCATTGCACGACTCCGGTAGCAACGTTAAGGCGACCGTTTTGGATCGCGCGACCCGTCATTTTGAGAATCGAATCCTCTCCAAGCTTAATGGTCAATTGATACGGAACCCCGGCCTCTGAAGATGCGATAACCCCAAGATCTCCGCGAGCATTTCGACGCAGCGGAAGGATACCTTCCTCCTGTCGATTCTCTCCAGCGAGACCGCGTCTACCCCCAGACATCGGGAACATCATGGGGCCGTTAAGGATTCCGCCATTTGCGAAAGGATTAATGGGACCGGAAAAGGCGTTGCCGTGATACGATTCAGTCGCAGATGCCGAGGCTGTACCCGGCTTCGATGACAACCCCAAAATCCCTCCAAGCGCCCCACCGATCCCACCCCCGAGGATGTTTTTGAGAATCCCCGAGAACAACCATTTGAAGATCGACATTGCGGCAAGCTTCACGAGTTCTGCGATAATGCTTTTGATCATTTCCTTAAACGCATCGGCCATTGTGGCCGTTCCAGAAACCCACGCGGAAACGAACGTTCCGAATTTGTCTTGCAGGCTATCGATGAGGGTTTTTTGAAGTTTACTAAGCGCGATAACTTGTTTTTCCGTTTCCTTTGCGTCGGTCTTTTTCCCGCCCTTCTTTTCTTCGGGTTTGGCCGAAGTGGCGGACGAATTGAGCAAATAACCCCAATCGTTTTTAATGGATTGGATACTGTCTTTGATATTGACCGACTTCGCGTTGAATTGATCCACGTCATCGGACATCTTCGCGAAGTTCGCTTCGGATGCGGCCTTGGCGCTGTCCGAGGACTCTTTCATCATCTTGCCAATGATGGGCCATTTTGAAAACGCGCCAACCGTCTTGGACGCCATGGCCTCGACTTCCCCTACGATCCAATGACAAACGCCAGCGGCCAAACTTCCAAGAGCTTTCCAGTTATCCATTAAAGACGTGACCCCAATATAAACGGCGGCAAGGACGCCAACGACAAGGGCGATTTGCGCGATGACGGGAACCCAGGACAGGGCAAAAACCTTCACGGCTCCAGCCCCAACAATCATGATTGCCTTCAGCTTTGCAAAGGTCATAACCGCAGATCCTATGGTTATGAGGAGGGGGCCAATCGCGGCCACGACAGCGGCGACAGCAACAATGGTTTTCTTTGTACTGTCCGGAAGCGCACGGAATTCTTGAGCAAGTTCCTTTGCGGCCTTTGCGGCAGGGATGACGTAGGCGGCGAGGATCTTCCCAACATCCTCCATTGCGTCCCCAATTTCGTTCCAGGCCTGTTTTAATTGGCCGCTTGTGGTTTCGGCCATGGCCTTCGCAGCCCCATGGAATTTGCCCTCTAGTGCCCCAAGAATGACCGCCTGGGCCTGGGCCTTATCCCCAACCTCGACAAGATGTTTTACCATCTCCTTTTGGCCATCAGAGAAAATGATTCCGGCCCGACGAAGGAGGGTTAATCCAAGAATGGGATCTTCAAGAGCGCGGCCAATTTGCTGAGAAGCGGCAGATAATCCGATTCCGCTTTGAGCCGCGTAATCAAGGATATCTGCCTGGGCCCGTTTAAATGTTTTTCCGGAAACTGATTCAAACTTCAAAAGGGAAACGGTAACGTCGGCAATGATTTGATCCCCTTCAAACGCCGTTACCTTTTGAAAGCTATTTGCCATCTCTTCAAACTGGGACGCCGTAAATCCCGCCGCTCCGCCTGTCGCCTGAAGCCCAATCCGCAACCGAGTGACGGCGTCCTCGGCCTCGCTGAACATTTTCACGGCCTTATAACCGATGGCCGTCAGAGGGGCTGTGACAAACAAAGACATCTTCCCGCCGACATCCTTCATCGCGGAAGCGAGGTCCTTATTGATTCCGATGATCTTATCGGTCTCTTTTTTTGCAATCTTGCTGGCGCTTTCCATCCCCGCTTTGAAATTGGAGATGTCCGCCTCGATGGTTGCAATGAGTTTGTCTACTTCTGCTGACATTTCTTTGCCCTCTGAGCGGCCAATTTTTCCCGTAGCGCTTTGTACTCTTCCGGGGTCATCGCGTCATCCGCAGGATCGGGTGCGGAATTGACCTCTTTCCAACCCTCTAGCGCCCGATACAATTCGGTGACGTTCGATCTCCAAAACACATCGGGCGACCATCCAAGAACGCCGAGGCCCAACTGCATCCATCTTTTCCAGGGCAACTCGGTTAGTTGCTCGGGCTGGTCTCGGCTTGTGCGTTTCCCAACTTCGCCTCTTCTTCGAGACGAGCCTTCATTTGCTCTTCCGTCTCGAACCGTCCACCGAGGACCTTCGAAATAACCGGGGTGAAGAACGGAATAACCTGAGTCATCCCGTTCTTCATAATCAAATCCCCGGCCTGTTCGTAGGTCAATTCGGGTTCTTGTTTCACGAACGCCGACAAGAAAAGTGCGGCTTCCGAAACCGTCACCGCGTCCCCCTGCATGAAGTGATTGGCGCATTGGACAAAGTTCATTCCAGCGGTCTTTTCGTACCGGTTCACGCGCCCAAAACTCGCTTCCAAAACGACAGGGGTTTTCCCCAGCGTTCCAGAAAGCTCGGCCCTTTCTTCGTTGAAGATCATGACAACCCCTTTTGTTTGATTAAGCGGCAGGCGTGTAAGTCACCGCCCCGCTGGATTCCAACGTCACGCTGTACGTCCGAGCGCCTGCGTGTTCTCCCACGTATTCCAAACTCGCGATCTGGAACGATCCGGCGAAGGTATCACCACCTTCGGTCACGACTTGGTAGGAGTCGATGGATTGCGCCAGCGCGCGCGTAGTGATCAACCCTTCGTTCGTCGTATCGGTAAACACGCCCGATCCGGTGATCTTCACGGATTGCACCCCCGCGTCGGCAAGCAACTTCCGCTTTCCGGCATCGTCCATTGAGGTGATGTCCACCAACTCGTTGTTGATGGAAAAATTGTTCGACTTGATCCCGGCGACATCCGAGAACGTAACGGGAGAAGTCCCGTCCGTCGTTTGGATGTTAAAATTCCGTCCCTTTTCAGCGGCCATGGTTAAGCCTCCTCGCGCGAACGCATTGTCCTAAAATTCCAGCTCAGCTCGTGCCGTTCGTTTCCATCCAACCCCATCGGCAACGGCCCCGAGCCGACAGCGTACACATAAACAAAAACGGGTTCTCCCGAAGTTGTGGCGGGTTCGTTGGCATGAAGGGCAACAAAACACAAATGAATCTGGTCTCGAACACTTTCGTAATCGAGACGCGCCCCGCGCACGCGCACCTGGAACCCCGGCTTATCGTAAGAAATCTCGGAAGAGTCGCTTACGATATCAGCATCATCCCCAGGGGTTTCAAAGAGCGCGATGACCTGATCCGGGGTCGGAGGGAGATAACCCGTATAAATGGGCCACGTGATCCCCTTCGCGACGAGATGGTTTTTCAGGGCGTCCAGAAACAATGGAGAGTCCGCAAATAAGTTGTTCGATTATTGGTTTAAGCAATTATACTATAGAGTTTTGTCAAAATGTATAGGGAAAAATAGGGCAAAACGATGGAATTTATTGTATTTTATTGTGTCGCTTTTTTAAATATTTATTGACTGTATATCGGAACTGATATATATTGATGTTCATAGGAAGCGAGCAACCCCTCCAGAGGCCGGGAGACCGGCAGGAGGCCGGAGGTCCCAAAATGGTAAAAATCATGTGGCAGGACGGAAGCCTGAACGACAATACCGACTACGGGTCTGTCGAGTATGCGTTCAAAAAAATCAAACAGGTCCGGGGATGGAAAAACGCCATCCTCTCCACTCCGTATGACGACTCGGAGGGCAAAAATTACGAGGTCTACCAGGACCAGGCTTATTCCGACTCCCACCCGAACGGAGACTCGTACTCCGACACGATTGTGAGGACAAAATGAACCATCGATTAATTATCACCCTACCGGACGGAGTCACGATGGACCGGTTGGTCCGGCACGCCCAAAAGGCTGGGTACGAAAGCGTTTCGGGATTTATCGGAGCGTGTCTTTTGGAAAAATTCTCCGGACCGACAAAAGACCCGGCATTATGTATTTCGCAAATCGAAATGCTGATTCGGAATCACAAAAATCAGCGAGATAAGAACGTTTGAAGCCTGGAAACAAACGTTTGAGCGTATTTTCGGAACGGGATTTCGAGGAATTTTGCATGGCCGACCGTGTGATGGGCCTGTAGATCCTCATGGACATAGGTGGCATATCCCGCAGGGGTAGAGTTCGTATCCCCACTCATGTTGCCCGTTCCTGCGGGGCCTCCGAATCCGATCTCGATCTTGACCCCTCCGCTCTCCGTTTCGGTCGGCAATGGAACAAACCCCGAGGACTTCAAGGTGCCGGTGTCAACCGGAACCCCTTGTTTCGCCTCAGTCATGATATTATTGGCATCTTCGTAAACAAATTGGCGAAGCTTTTGTTGCGCCTCTGGGATTCGTTTTTCAACCTTCGCGATGAATTCTTCAACCCCGGTCCACCGACTGGTGATCTTAAACATAAATGACGGTTGTACAAGGTCCGGTTTCATCAGGGAAGTGGTCAATGGTCAGAACGGTCGGGGTCGTGCCGTCCGCCATCGTAACTTTTCCCTCTACGGTCAGGGTTGCAACGTTGCTGTAAAGTCGAATCATCGTATTGGAAACGACCTCTTGACCGTCCTTTCGGGTGACCTTGTTTTTCTTGTTCGTCACTCGTGCCGAATAGGTTACGGCAGTCCCATAGGTCGGTTTCCCATAGGCGTCCCGGCTCGAAAGGGGAGCATAGGTGATCGAATCTTTCATCATCCCCTTAAACCAATTGATAAATCCCATTCGTCAACTCCTATAGCCCCAGGTGTCTTGAACGATCCGGCGCAAGGCTCCATCGGGTAGATTATACCCCACCAGTTGAGAAAGGGTAATGGGGACAAAGCCTTCCCACCATGACGGCCCAAGTTGTTGCGTCGGCACATCGAAGAACTGGGCCTCGTACAATACCGACGAATTCCAACCGCCCACCTTGACACAATTCGGATGGGACAACAATTCATAGGTATTGTTCTCGATTGCCGAAACGGGAAGGTCTTGAAAATCAGCCTTCGGATGATGTTTGAAAAACACCATCGGGGTAAGCTTTTTGAATTCCCCCTCTAACTTAACGGCAATTTCCACAAAATTTACACCGGTGCAATTTTTATCTCTCGGAACTTGTCCAATGATGACGGCGAAGTTATCCGACTGTTGAAGGTTTCGAGCGTTTCGGGCCTTCTCCAATAACGCCCAACAACGGAAGGTGTGTTCCCATTGGCGCATTGAAACCGTATTGAATGGTAATTCCCTTCGGTTCGTCTTGGCACCAAACAACAAGTCGGGGCCATAACGGATCGGATGAATGATCGAATTAACCCAATCAATCCCCGCCGCCTCAAGCTGATCGGTCGCCCGTTTGCACAGCTCGAAGCCGACGACCATTCCAAAGTCTCCCTCCTTCGCGGCCCTTACGATTTCCATCTCATCGCCGGGTTCTCCGTCAATGGCCCCTTTCCATTCCTCTGGCGTCATTTTGTTTTTCGAGTCCGTCAAAACGGAAGCGTCAGGCCAACGAAGTTTTAAAATGTTCCACAATCTCAAAATGTTTCCGATCTGTGGGGTGGGTCGCTGAATCTCACCGCTTACCAAAATTTTCATGATAAAAACCTCATAAGGATTTCCATCTCATTAATATCCCACGGTTTCGGCTTACCGTGGAAATAAACTACGCGACAATTCTTGTCAAAATTGCCATGTAGAATATCGTTCTTGTAACTCAATAGTAACGAGGGGTCAAATGACTTTACCAGCCCCATCTCGCTCAATTGCGAAGTGAAATAGGCCTGATCACCATATCGCGCTAACTTCCCCTTGTCCGGTCGATCCTCAAGGAACCGATCCCACAACAAACCAAACCCACCGTTTCCGATCTTAACGGCGCTCGTGTTGTACATCCCTTCTTGCCAGGGGTCTTTGATCGCGGTCCATTCGGTCGGAAGATCAAGCAGGGGTTTAATCTCCCCGACAATCAAAACATCAAGGTCAAGGTAAAGATCCCCCGGATTGTGGGCGAACAACCACAGCTTCCACCACCACCCCGTCACATCGGGATATTCATCGGTCGGAAGATCACGAGTATTGCACAGAACCCCTTCCGGATCATCCGTGTAACAAACGGGATTGATATTTTGCTTTGCTAATTCATCCGCAAGCCGATTGACTTGGTTCGCCGTGTACTTGGTTCCCGATTTAAGGAGAATGACGTTATTCATTTTTATCCTTGTACAGAGCCAGGAATTTATCAACGCACTCCGTTGGGGTCATATCCCTTTGAACACAGAGGGCGTATTTCGCGTCCGGGGCAATGCAAGTGCGGAAAAACCCATCATCCTTAAAGTAATGGTTCCAAACCATCCCGGTTGGGATTCCGAATCCTGCGGATTGGATGGTGTTTCCACCACAATATCCAAAAACCCCAACCGATCCACGCATCAATGCCAAAATCTCCGCCGTAGACGTTTGACCACAAATGTTTTCCGTGCATTCCGGGGCCAGGGCCTGAACGGCATTATTAACATCCTTATCCCATTTACACCCCGTCAACAATACCTTGGCGTTTAATTCCTTAGAAATCCGCCGAACAATATCGGCAATTACCTCGTTTGACCACTCCTTGGCCCAGCTCTTGAACATCCCAAAATCGGAAAAATACCCAACAACATATCTTCCGTATTTTTCCTTGAATTCTTTCTTCGATTTTTTATCCTCAAGCGATTCAAAAATTGGGACATTCCAATCGCAGGTTAAATGAAGGTCGGTGTCCTCCATTCTTTTCCCTTGCCTTAAAACACCGTTGTACATAACGATGTGATCAAAACCAAGGGTATCGTTCCACCATGTTTTATCTCGGAAATATCCTTCATCGAAATCGGGAAGATCTTTTGTGGACCCTTCGTGATACCCCGCAAAGTCAAAAAACGGAATGCGAGGGACATAATCGTCCGACCTCGGGCGTTTATCAAAGTTCCAAATATAAACGCGCGGAAGCTTTTCTTTCGCCCATTGGTGTATTTTGACCGCAACCCAGTAGATATCCCCCATGCCAGGGATCAACAAAACCTTCGGTCCGTATTCTCGCGTCGAAATGCAATCAACAACGACCTTGGATGGAATCGGATTCGTTGTCTCCGACACGGTAAACCCGGCGTCTTGAATTGTTTTGACCAATTGATCCGGCGTCAACATCCACAGATGTTGAATCGGTCTCCAGTGATGTTGGCCTTCAGGAGTATAAAAGCGAGGGAAATCGACAATCAAACGGCCCCCAATTTTCAAGATCCTTCGGGCTTCTTTCAACTCGGCAATAGGATCTTGAACGTGTTCCAAAACGTCATGGTAACAAACAACGTCGAAAGATCCGGTTGGAAAACCGATTGAAGAAAGCTCTCCTTGATAAAACTTCAATTCTTCCGATTCGTTGTGTTCAAGAACCGTTCCTTCGGCTTGAAGTCCGCGAGCGCGACACGCATCAACAAATGCACCATTACCACAACCAACATCGAGGACTCGCCCCGATAATTTATATTTGTCAAGCCGGACATTTGCAACTGCCAAATCATGGGAATAGCGCTCTGAGTACATCTCTCTACCTTCCTTTTTCTGTATTTTTGAATTATATTCCGTTTCGTACCAACTCAGCATCTCCTCTTTTGTAAAATCCACGTTTTGAACAATTGCCCCACACTTTCGACACTTCTTGATCGACATCGAATCCCCAAACTCCTCACACCCGCAAACGCATTTCTTGATTTGATCCGTCATGCAAAAATCTCCTCATAGGGTTTATATGGGTAGGCTTTCAAGAGGCTTCGATTTGAACAATTCCACACTTGAACCCCGGCCCGGCTTAATTGCGGGAGAGTCCCTTCAAATAATTCACACCACTTCGGATAGAGTAGCTTCGCATTACGCGCAGAGTACCACCGGTATCCTTGATGAAAGTGACTGTCACCGTTGTCCCCAGGCATGAAGTCATATCCCAAGAGGTAAATGGTTTTGGCCCCATATTGGTAGGCCAAGTTGAGAGCACCAAAACCAGAATTAAGACCGTTGGTGATTGCCGTAATATCCTCACTGAGTTGTGAACCACCATTTCGATCTTTCCTTTCAACGTAGTGTAGGTTGGGGACTTCCGGGCGAAAGGCGTCTTTGTCTACTGCGACGACTACAGGACAGGTAAGAGTCGGAAATATCGGCTGGTTCTTTTCCAACCAAACGGCATCCAAGGAGAAAACGGCATCGGGCTTGCAATACTTGTAACTGTCGTTAACGGCCAAAACAAAACCCCTCGTGTGAAGAGTCTTGAGTTGTTCCGTATAAGGTTTAAGGGAAGTTCCCCCACCAACG